AACAACAGCGTATGGCGCAGCACTTAATTGGTTATCAGAAACGTAATTATCTATCTAATATTATTAACGATGATGTTAGTCAATATAAATTCTATCAAGGATTTATACAAGACAAAGGTACTAAGAACGCAATTACTAAACTATTTGATCCGTTAAGTACTGCGATTAATAATAGCATTGATTTTTATGAAGACTGGGCTATACAAGTTGGTCGATACGGAGCAACTAATGATATTGAGCAAGTTGAGTACATAATTGATGAAGAAAAAATAAAAGAATCTCCACAATCAATTGAACTTGTTGATACAATACCTACTGACATAATATACGATAAAATTTATAGAATATTACCCAGTGAAGCATATGATAAGCCTGAAAACTATAATCATAAACCGTTTCCTACTACTACACTTAATGAATATGTAATGAGCGGCGGCTATGTACACGAAGACGATGTAACTTATAAAGCTGGATCAACAATAGACTTAGGTCAAGGTGATATTAATCAACTTTCGTTAGGTGATTATATATGGTTGACTCGCACTGATAGCGACGACTGGCAAGTTTATCAAGTATCAGAAAGTGTAGCTAGAGTAACTACATTAGTTGATAATAAAATAACTTCAGATGCAAATAATCCGTTATTTACACTCACTTTAGATAAGTGGGCTGCACCTATCTTAAATGCAACTGATATTGTTGCAATTAAAGGCGCACAAGACTTTAGTATTAACGGCATGTACAATATTAATCTTGTTTCTGGCAATACTATTAGAATTGAATTGCCAGTAGACAATACAGCAATCGAGTTTGCTGAAGAAAGCTTTACATTAATTAAACTGCGTAAAGTTAGAGCTGACAACTTATCCATGCTTAATAGCATTGTACAAGAAAATGTATATGAAGGACAAACAGTCTGGGTAGACGACTATAGTAGCAACGGTTCTAATACATGGGGTGTATATAAAAATACTCCAGTATATACTGAGCAACAGACTATTACAAATCCTGCTGTAGACGATGGAGATTCACACAAATTCACTAACTCAATGAGTGCAACTGATGATAACTTAGATTTGTTTGTAAGTGCAGCAGAAAATGGCAACGGGTCTGTGTACCATTATACAGATAATGTAGATAGCAGTAATTTAGTACAACAGACTGAAATAACTGCTCCGGAAAATTTATTCGATATCACTGAAGCTAAATTTGGTGAAAGTGTTAGTGCTGCGCCAGACGGCGAATATCTTGCTGTTGGTATACCAGAGGCAAGCAATGTTAAAACAAAATTTAAAGGTGAATTTAATGAGTTTGGACCAAGTGGCACTAGTGAGTCACCAGCTAGTTATACCAAATATGATATAATACGCTATAGAGAAAGTGTGTGGCAAGCAAACAGAGAAATTCTTCCTAAGATCGGAAGTCAGCCTTTCTCAACATTTGATACGTATGTAAATATTGCTAATGCAGCAGATGCAGATTCGACTACTGTTAAATTATTAGTTGCAGGAAATCCTGGATTAACAGTTGATGCTACTCATATGCTAGTTAGAGCTCCTAAAGATATGTACTTAGGTACTAAAGCCGGAGACAGAATTAAGCTTAATTGGAATAACCGTAGCTTTACGTTTCCTACATTAGATAATTATTTTCCATTCGATAATACTATTCCGGAATTAGATGCTGATTTTATTACCGGGCTGCACGAAATTGATGCTAAGATTGATAGTGTATTCTTAATACCTGCCTATGTAGCACTTCCTAGTATTGGCGACTTTGTATCATCAGATACTGGTAGCGGTTTAGTTCATTATGTACAGGCAGATGGCGACACGGCAGTAGTATATGTAAAAGACATTACAGGAATATTTGCACTATCCGGCGAAATGTATATTGGCAATGAGTTTATTGGTTTATACACTGAAGAGGATACTTATAACTTATCTGATGCACTTGGCGGCTACTGGTTAATTACAGCACCACTGCACAATAATAACGGAAATAGTTTTGATATTGGCCGCGGCTTAGTTTATGTTGATGTATTAAGAGATGTAATCGACGATGGAAGAACCCCATACGAGTACGATAACATTCAGTCAACAGTTGGACTTATTGGTACGTATATTAAAAACTCCAATCAAGCAAGCTTTATTACAAATCTAAGCTATTATGGCGATAATGGAGGAGTTGAACAAAAGTATGAAACTAATAAGTGGGTAGTACGTGTTTCAGACGCATTTACTACTAATGTAGAATCATCAGGGTTGAGCTCAATTGACTTCCGCTTGTATGATTTAGATAATAGAGATATTGACATCGAAACCGCAGGGTTTACCATTGATATATTAAATAAACGTCAAACTATTGTTGATAAATGGGACGGATATATTGATTTTGATTTTACTCGATTCGACTTTAATGGTAATGTATTTGAGCCACTTATTGGTGATATTATTGAAGATATACAAACACCATTTAACGAGTTCGGCGGCTTTGCACTAACTAGTATCACAACTAGTACTGCCGAAGTTGTATACTATCAGAGAAACTTTAACTCAATTAGAGTATATGTTAAAAACATTACAGGTAATTGGGAACCATTAAACAATATAGGAAAGTATGAACTAAGACGTAAGGCAAATTCTGCACTTGCACCAACAGGAAGAGGCACCAGCGATGTTGATCGCACAATAGGAACTATACAAGATTTTGATAATGATGTTGTTTTAGGATCTAAAGGTAACAGCTTGATTGGTAAGTTGTTTGTATTTGAAGCAGATGCAAATTTTACAGTTACTACTGAAACTTGGGAACAAGTTGCATCAATTATAGACGAAGAATATTTCTTCTTTGATGAACAATTTAACGTTGCTGGAGCATCAAGAGAAGCAAATCCACCAAACAAATTAAACAAAGATTATACACAGATTTATAACATACCGGCATCTACAATTGGCACTAGTAGTGAACTAGCTAATGAAGGAGCAGTTGCACTTTATAAAAAAGTAATAACAGACGATACATACTCTTATTCATTAGTAGATATAATTGTTAGTGAATATACTGCTGAAAATAGAAAGTTTGGTAAAAAAGTTAAGCTTATTAAACACAATAATCTTTATACATTGTTAATTTCAAGCCAAGGTGATACAACAAGAGAAAACCCCGGAACAATTGAAATATTCAAGCACGGTTATACTACAGCTGATGATTATGCCGGTATTTGGAATATCAATAGTACATACTTGTTTAATCAAATAGTTTTACACGAAGGGGACTATTTCCGCGCAGTAAAAAATGTTAACACACAGGTTGCTTCTAGTATAATTAATCCAATCCTTTGGAATAAAATTAGTTGGAAAACTAGTAAAGATGAAAACTACCGCGGCGTACTGGATACAACATATCCGTATGCTAAAAATTCTGTAGTTTCGATTAGCGGCAGACTGTATCGAGCAAAGACTAATATTGCCGCAGGCGCAGTAATATCGTTAAATGACTGGTTACTGATCACAGACGGTTTAGATTATGTAGGATTATTACCAAATCTTACAGGAAATGCATTTTATGACGAAACACTTTATGATCCAGCAGATGATATACATCAGTTTAGTAAAGACTTTGATGTAAGTATAGACGGATCAATTTTAGCAGTAGTTAGTGAAGCAAGTATAAACGATAGTAGTGTTGACAACTCTGGAAGAAAGCAAGTTGTAATTTATCGACTAGTTGATAACAAATATTCTGTAAGTCAAATTATAGATGGTGTTGATAATATTGATGGATTTGCAAACAGTATTGCTGTTAGTCCGTCAGGAACTACTATAGCAATTACCGAACCATTTAATGATGACGAAAAGATTAACCAAGGTAAAGTCTACATTTATAAGCAACAAAGTGGATCGTTTAGTTACGCCCAAACATTAGAATCACCGCAAAATGAAGAAAGTGAAATGTTTGGATTTAGTGTTAGCTTTAGCGCAGATAACCTTATAGTGTCAAGTATAAATGGAGATATGAAATTACCAACTACGTTTGATGTAGCTGCTAATATTGATACTACTTTTGACATGGAGTTCACTCAGTTTAGTAATATATTATTAGATACTGGAGTAGTGTACATATACGAGCATATTGAAAATAGTTTAGTATTTTCGGAATCAATTCGTTATGATTTAGCTAACTCGTACTTTGGCGAAAACTTATATGCTAATAATAACGTTCTTTATATTGGTATGCCTAATAAAAATATTGGCGGTCACGAAGGAACTTTATTAAAATATATTAAGCCTGAAAACACATTAGCATGGACTAGGACAAGAAATTTAATTAAGCCAGTTGATGTATCTAAATTGAGAGGAGCATTTCTTTATAATAAGAGGCAAAATCAAATTATTACTTACTTGGATTATATTGATCCAATACAAGGAAAGATTGCAGGTCCTGCAGAACAAGAACTTACGTATAAAGTAGGATATGATCCAGCAACATATAATGTAAGTTTATATTCCGGCTTAGACACTGATGTATTTTGGGCAGAAGAACATGTTGGACAAACATGGTGGAACTTACGTACTGCTAGATTTGTATATCCGTACCAAGGAGACATTCAGTATCAGAAGGCACACTGGAACGAATTGCAACCGGGTTCGACAATTGATGTATACGAGTGGGTAGAAAGTGACTTCTTGCCAAGCAACTGGGATGGAATAGCCGACACTGATACAGGATTAGTTACAGGCATTAGTGGCACTAGTGTTTATGGTGATTCGCAGTACAGCACAAAGTTTGCATACGATAATATATCACAGACATTTAAAACAAAGTACTATTTCTGGGTAGAAAGAAAGTTAACTATTCCTGCTGTAGAAAACAGATCTTTAAGTGTATTTGATATTGCAAGATTAATTGCTCAACCAAGAGAGCAGGGCTATCGTTATATTAGTTTTGCTGCTAACAATAGACTAATACTTAATAATTGTGACAGCCTAATTTACAACGATGATGTTGTATTAAACATTCGTTATTCTACTAGCGACACAATTAAAGAGCAAAATGTACACAGTGCATACTATCTTATGTCAGACGGATTGGATACAAGTAATATACATCCGGAAATAGAACGTAAATGGTTTGATAGTTTAATTGGTTCTGATAGTAAACTAAGACCGGTGCCGAATACTAATTTGACTGTCAAACAGAAATACGGAGTACAAACTAATCCTCGTCAGAGCATGTTTGTAAACCGTGTAGAGGCATTAAAGCAAGTAATTGAGCGCATTAATATTGTTTTATCTAGCAACATTATTGTAGATGAATATGATATATCAAAATTGTTGGAAAAAGACAAATCTCCATCAGCAGTAACAAGACGTTTTGATGTTACAGTTGATACTGTTGATGAATTAGCAACCGTTAGTACAAATAAAGTTACTCCTGCTATAATAACACCTATTGTAGTAAATGGAAAATTAACAAACGTAATGATATCGTCAGCAGGTAGAGGGTATAAAGTTGCACCGTCTGTTGTTATTACAGGTGCAGGCACAGGCGCTGAAATTAACACAGTTATTAACAACCTAGGACAAGTTATTAGTGCTACTGTAACAAGCAGAGGCACAGATTATGATGATAATACTATTATTACTGTTAGAAAATATTCAACACTTGTTAATGCAGATTCTTCTGTAAACGGCAATTGGGCAATATATGAATATAATGATGTTACAAAGGCTTGGTCTAGAACAGCAACGCAGCAATATGATATAAGCACATGCTGGAAATATACAGATTGGTATGATACTACTGTTAATGAATTTACTATTCCGACATATACTATTGAACAGTCTAGTGATTTAACATCTCTTAATGATACATTAAATGATATTGTAAAAATTAAAAATGTAGGAACAGGCGGCTGGTTACTTCTTGAAAAAGAAGCAAACGAAATTACTGAAGATTATACTATTAACTACAAAACTATTGGAAGACAAAACGGTACAATACAGTTATTAGACACGTTATACACAAGCACTAATACAGAAAAAGAATTAAGAATTATACTTAATGCAATTAAAGATAATATCTTTATTAATACACTAAAAGTAGAATATAATCAGTTATTCTTTGCCTCATTGCGTTATATTTTGTCAGAGCAAAGTTATGTAGATTGGTTATTTAAAACTAGTTTTGTTAAAGCCCGTCATAATCTTGGATTGTTACAACAGGATGTAACATTTAATACAGACACATTAAGCAGTTATAATTCTTACATTGAAGAAGTTAAACCTTATAAAACTGTAGTCAGAGAATATGTAAGTGCATATGATGCATTAGATAATACAAATAGTTCAGTAAGCGACTTTGATTTGCCAGCTGGATTTGACACGTACTATCAGCAAATTCGTCCTTCGAGTGCAATTATTTCAGAAGATACAATTTATAACACTAGCGACAATACATCTTTGTACCCACGTAAGTCATGGTTAGAAAATAGTAGCTACACAGTTAAAAGTATTGCAGTTACTAATGCTGGAAACGGATATACATATACACCAATAATAACAATTACAGGTGGAGGCGGAACTGGTGCAACAGCTGAGGCGTATTTAGGCTACGGAAAAATTACTAAAATTAAAGTAACTAATCCCGGAACAGGTTATTATAGTGCGCCGACTGTTACTATTGAAGGCTCAATTGGACAAGCCGGAACACCAGCAAGGGCAAGTGCAATTATTGGCAACGGCGTAGTAAGAACACCAACTATTGGCGTTAAGTTTGACAGACTGTCTAAAACTTATACAGTTACTACACTAGCTGAAATTGAAACCTTCACTGGAACTAGTGTAAATTCTAAGTTTACTTTAGAATGGCCAATGAATTCAAATAATACTAAAGTTAGCATTACTATCAATGACGTCGAACAATTAAAAAGTGCATATACTTATGCAAATATTACTAATATTACTGCTGGCTACACAAGAGAACAAGGTCAAATTACATTTGCTATTGCGCCTAAACTAAACGATACTATAATAGTTAATTATGAAAAGCCGTTGTCAATGCTAGATGCATCAGACAGAATTAATCATGGCTACTCTCCAACAACAACGATGACAGGCAAAGATTTAGCACAGCTAATGACAGGCGTAGATTACGGTGGAGTAGAAGTTACTAGCTTTGATTTATCAGGTCCTGCAGGATGGGAAAGCCAAGGATGGTTTACTGATAGCTGGGATACATTTGATAATAGTTACGAAGATGAAATATTTGTATTAGACGGGTCAACTGTAGCAGTAGAACTAAGTGCAGCACTTGAAGCCGGCACGACTTATAATCTTTATAAGAATGGTGTAAGAATTGATGCTCCTGATTTTGTAGCAGGAACAGATGAAGTTCCGGGATCGTCTGCTACTAATATAAACGCTATTACATCTAGTATCATAGGTGACGGTGTTACTGAGGTAATATTTGTACAAGATCTAGGTATAGAGTTAGCAGACAACGATGTATTTGTTGTTAGAAAAAACACTAGCGATGGTAGCTTTATTCCAGATCCAGAAAGCTATGATACTGCATTGAGCGGCGGCGACTTATCTTATAGTACAGCCCGCGGCGTTAATGCAGAAGAAATTACTGTTGACGGCGATGGCTTTAATACACCGACAACTAGTGCCGGACCTGAAGAACTTGTACCGGGACAAGTGCTAGATACATTAGATATTAAAGTATTTACAAGAGACAGTGGCGGCACTGGTGCAATACATAGCCAAAGTTATGTAACAGACAGCACAGGTCCATCACAGCTAACATATAATTTAGGCGCAGTGCCTGGAAGTAATCCATCAGTTATTGTTAAAGTGTCAAATGTAATTTTAGCAGACTCGGAATACACAATTGATTGGGGAGCAAATACTGTCACTATTAGTAACCCAAGTGACAATACCGAGCTTAATATTACTACAGTTGAAAGAACTGGTCAAAACATATTAGACTTTGGAACATTAGTTGCTGATGGGTCATCAGCAACATACGAAACAACTGTTGAATATGTTAACAATATGTCAATACATGTAACACTTGACGGAAGTAAAACAGATGTAACTATTTTAAACGTTAATAATAGAGCAGCTATTAGGTTTGATGTTACACCTGCTGAGGATATTGTAATACATTATACAGCATTTACTAATAATGTACAAGTAAATTATAGTCAAATTACTAAAGATTCGTTTACTGCTTCAGGAGTAACAAATACATTTGTTCTTAGCGAAGCACCGTTCTATAGTTTACCAACAGCATATAATATTTTAGTAAAAGTTGATAATAAAATATTAAATGCAGGGTATAACATACAATTTAATATAACAGATTCTAATAGACAGTATAAGCTCGAATCATTCCAGCAACCAGGCAACGCATTACAAGCTAGTGATGTAAAAGTGTTCTTAAATGGTACAGAAATTACTACTCCTACGCAGTGGAGATTTGATATTTTTACAAGTAGTATTAATCTTTCCGACGGTGTTGGCGAAGTTGGTGACATACTTGAAGTATATGTTATTACTGACGGTGATTACCAACTTGATGGAACAACGTTAACTTTAGATACTACTCCTACAGCAGATTCTGTAGTAGAAATATTTAATTTTAGTAACCATAATATTCTTGGCATAGAAAGAATAAATTACGATGTAGTGTCAAGAGATACATTACTTACTGAAGATATACAGTATGTAACTTATAACCGACTAACTGTAGGTGAAATTACTTTACGTAAGCCTGCACACAGTACTGAGTATGTTTGGGTAACAGTTAACAGCGAACTACTATCGCCGAGTATTGACTATTATCTAACTGATAGTAAAACAAAAGTAGTGTTAAATAAAAGGCCTGCTGCTAACGATATAATAGAAGTTATACATTTTGCAGCAGATATAAATGTACCTAAATTTGCATACAGACAGTTTAAAGACATTCTTAATAGAACACACTTTAAACGCCTTGATATTGAAGAAACAAAATTAGCTAAAGATTTACGCTATTTTGACTTAAGAATTGAAGTTGTTGATGCTAGTAAATTACCAGAACCAAATAAGTATGCAAATGTTCCAGGTGTAGTGTTTATTGCAGGTGAGCGCATTGAGTATTTTGTAAAAGAAGGCAACTTACTACGTCAACTTCGTAGAGGTACACTTGGCACAGGTGTAAAAGATATTAATGTTACAGGAACAGGCGTACATGACCAAGGTCCTTCTAAAACTATTCCTTATAAAGATGTAACACAAGTGCAAGAAGTAACAGTTCCTGATAGTCCGTCAGCAACTATTCTTCTTAACTTTAAAGCAAGTAGTGTTAATGACTTTGAAATATTTGTAGCAGGAAAAAGACTGCGCAAAACAACTTTAGAATCATTTAATCCAGTATTAGCACTTGATAGTCCTGAAGGTGACTCTACTTTAGCAGCAGAATTTACGTTATTAAATACATATGATGGAAGTAATAATATTCTTACTAGTTCAGTAGTACTTTTAGATACTCCTGTAGCTAATCAAAAGATATCAATTATGCGTAAAATAGGAAGACCATGGACGGACTTAGGCGTTTCGTTAGGCGAAACACAAACTGATATCGGATATTTCTTAAGAGCAGGAACATCGGCGCTACCAGAATAAATACAGTGTAGGAAACAAAGTGAGCGAAAATATTATGCAAGATACAAACGGAGTAGTAGTTACAGGACACATTAAGATAAGTGATCCTAAAACTAAAGAAATATATGTAGACAAGCGAAATGCTATTCATTATGAAAATATGAGTATTGCACTAGCTGAGAGTTTATCAAATGCAGGTCAAGGATTTGTGTATGAAATGAGCTTTGGAAACGGCGGCACAAGTGTTGACCCTTCTGGGATTATTACATACCTAACACCTAACAGCACAGGAACAAATGCTACATTATACAATCAAACATTTACTAAGGTTGTAGATGATCGCAGTGTTAATAACAATGACCCTTCTCGTAACTACATAGAGACACGTCATGTAAGCGGCACTAATTACACTGATGTTATTGTTAGTTGTTTGTTAGACTACGGTGAACCAAACGGTCAAGATGCGTTTGACACAGCAACAGATTATAATAATGCTTTTGTGTTTGATGAATTAGGATTGCGTAGTTATAATACAGCAGGAACAGGCAGATTAATTACTCATGTAATTTTTCATCCAGTACAGAAGTCTTTAAACAGACTTATTCAAATAGATTACACTGTACGCATACAAAGTTTAGCAGGGTAAGGAGTTATATAAATGGCATATCAAGTTCGTTACACTGACAATATTAATAAAGGTAATATTGTTGTCGAAGATTTAACAATCAATACCGACACTAGTCTAAGTTTCCCAGGCAAGAATTCAACTTCTTACGGTACTGTAGTAGCAGAAAATTTCCTACACTTGCTCGAAAATTTTGCAAACATATCAGCTCCGTCACGTCCAGTTGAAGGCCAACTATGGTACGATAATACCGATGGTGTTGATCAGCTTAAAGTTTATGATGGAACAACATGGGGCGCAGCCGGCGGTCTAAAAAAAGCAACTAATCAACCAGCTGTTGCAAATTCTGTTGCAGGTGACTTGTGGGTTAATACTGAGAGTCAGCAGCTTTACTTATTTACAGGCAGCGCCTGGGTACTAGTTGGACCAAGCTTCTCTGATGGACTTCTTACTGGAGCACAATCAGAAGCAATAGTTGGGTCTGATGACGTAACATATAATGTACTAGTTATAAAAATTGAAAATGAACCAGCAGCTATTATTAGTAAGCAGGCATTTATTCCTAAAACAGCAATTACTGGATTTACAGCAGGTATTAAAGCTGGATACAATCTAACTACAACTCCATTAGTTGACTTAGAAGTATTAAAGTATTGGGGTACAGCAGAAAAAGCAGAATCATTAGTAGTTTCCGGAACTACAGTTCTTGCAAGTAATTTTTTAAGAGGCGACAGTGCATCAACTAGCAACTTCCAATTAAAAATTAAATCAGACGACGGCGTACAACTAGGTACTAGTAGTAATTTTAATATCTACGTAGCTAACAACGGATCGTCAGCAGTTATTGAAAATAGATCAAGCGGTTCTAGCATTGATTTTAACTTAGTACAAGGTGCAGATACAAATACTGTAATGCGCATTGATAGTACTCAGAGAGTAGGTATTAATAATACAGCACCAGATGAAGAATTGGACGTTGTAGGAAATGTGCAAATAAGTCCAAAAGCAGGAGATGCAACTACTGGAATTTTAAAGGTTGAAAGCACAGTTAATGCTATTGACTCAGGAACAGGATCTGCTATTATTAAAGGCGGCGCCAGTATTGCGCAAAATTTATATATAGCAGGTGATCTTGTAATGAAACAAGGCGCTGACAATGCTGGATCAATAACAACTGGAACAGTTGGACCGGATCGAAATGCGTTAAGAGACATAGGTTCGCCAACTTTAAAATATAATGAAGTTTACGCAACAACCTTTTACGGAAACTTACAAGGCAACATTAACGGTACTGTTAGTGGAAGAGCAGGCAGCGCAGATAAATTAGCAAGTGCTACAACCTTTGGCGTTGCTGGCGATGTTACACCAAACAGTTTTGCTTTTGATGGACAAACAGGCGGAAGCACTAAAACATTCGACGTTAGAATTGCAAACAGTTTCATATCAAATAAAACTGTAGAATTAGATGTTGAAAATGCTGATGAACTACTTATAAACAAAGTAGTCGGTAATACAGGACTGTTCCGCGTAACTAAGAGAAATTTCTTAAAAACAATTCCATTAAATCCACCAGGTATTATTTCTGCGTATGGCGGTAGCACTCCTCCATCAGGATGGTTAATATGTGATGGCGCTGAAGTTAAAAAATCTGACTATAATGATTTGTGGTTAGCAATTCAACATAACTTTAAAGACCCGTCGTTGGTTAGTGATAACGGAGTATCGTATTTTACGATACCTGATTTAAGAGGTAGATTCCCACTAGGTTCTGACAACATGGGAGGCGTTGCTGCAAATAGAGTTACTGCACTTGGCGCAGACGCAGTGGGCAATACAGGCGGCACTGAAAATAAATCGATTGGAATTGATAACTTACCTGAACACGAACATGATATGGAAGGCCCAAGTGGCACACAATATTACGGAATTAGGTTAGACGAAGGCGTTCCTTTAGATGAAGAAGCAATTAACTTAGCAATAGACGAAGGAACATCAGGCGTTCAAGGCTTTGCAACAAGCGGTGGCATACAAACTAATGCATCTTTGGGCAATGCATTAGATGTTATGAATCCATACTTAACAACTAACTATATTATATATACTGGAAAATAATCATGAGCTATCAGCTAAACAAAACAGACGGGACGCTATTAACAAATTTAATTGATGGCCAAATAGATATCAATAGTACTAACCTAACACTTGTAGGTAGAAACTATTCAGGTTATGGCGAAGCTTTTAATGAAAACTTTATTAAATTATTAGAAAGTTTTGCTAACACTGCGGCACCTAGTAATCCGTTAACTGGTCAAGTTTGGTGGGATACGTCTGAACAACGGCTGAAAGTATATGATGGATCAGTATGGAAAGCAAGCGGCGGACCGTATGTGCAAAACACACAACCTACAATGGTCGCAGGTGACGTATGGATTGATAACCTAAATAATCAAGTTTATGCATATGATGGTACAGACTTAATATTGATGGGTCCACAATATACTGATTCCCAAGGTAAAAGCGGATTTGAAATTACTAGTATTCTTGATAGCACTAGTAGATCACGTACAGTTGCACACTTATATGTTGGCGGCACACTAACCGCAGTAATTAGCGCAATTGAATTTACTCCAATTTATTCACAGCGAATATTATCACTAGTAACTGATGACAACCCAACAGGCAAACTTTTTATAGGATTTAATATTGTTGATAAGACCAATTTTAAATTTAGAGGTATTGCAGATTCAGCAAACTCACTTGTTACCGCAGCCGGCGTAGTAAGAACTGCTGACGCTTTCCTTCCATCAGATGCTAACGGAATTACAGTTGGTACATTGACAGTACAAAACTCAGGTGGTTTAACAATTGGTCTATCACAAAACAACGTGCAAAAGGTTATCTCTAATAAGTTTTATATAGAAAATCAATTAAGAGATCATGATTTAAGTCTTAGAGTCCGATCTAGCCAATTTGAAAGCCAAATTGTAGATGCAGTATATGTAGATGCAGGAACAGCTAAAGTAGGTATTTTTACAACTAACCGTTTACCGGCATACACACTAGACGTTGAAGGCGATTTAAGAGTTACTGGCGATTTTATTGTTGAAGGAAACAATGTTAATATTGAAGTAGGCACACTTAAAGTAGAAGATAAACATATTGAGTTAGCTGCGCTTAACGATAGTAGTATTGGTGACGATACAATTGTTACAGGCGCCGGAATTATTGTTAACTCAGAAGATGGAAATAAGACGTTAACATGGGAGTTAGCAGAACTTGCATGGACATTTAACCAAAATGTCGATCTAAGTTCAGCTTCGTCTGTTTATAAAATAAACGGCAGTATCAAGATGTCCTCAACAGGTGCAACTACTGGTGTTTTGAGTAATATATCCTCTGCACCCCAATTGACATCTGTAGGAACATTGGCAAATTTAAATGTTGCTAGTTTAGGGTTTGCAAATAATACTATTTCAAGCAACGGCACACTTTCCGTAATAGCATCAGGCATTGGCGGAATTAATATTACCGCAGGCGGCCCGATAGAAGTACAAGATAATCAAGCATTATTAGGTCTATCGACTCCAATTAGTTCAAGAGTTGCTAACATACTAGGCAATGAAGCATTAGTAGAATCAAATGATAGTACAGCAGCAACTAAAGGATATGTAGATAGTGAAGTATTAGCAACGCCAATTACATTTGCTATGGATGTTACGGGATTAGGTTCAGGATCGTCACTACAAACAGCAGTGTCTACATATATAAACGATATGTATCCTGCCACAGTAGACAACACAGGCAAAGTAGCTAGAATACATGCAACATCATATGCTGGAGCAACAGTTAGTGGTATTAATGTAACTATTAGAGATGATAGCGAACCTGACACTGGTGAAGTACTTACACTTAGTAAAGTGTTTGTAGATAAAATTACAGCAGAAAGCCAGTCAGTAGTGCGAGATGTTGCAGTGTCAAACACAGCATCAGGTACTGCTACACTTACTCCTGCAAGACAATTACTAGTATTTTCTAGTAACGGAACAATTTGGGAATATGACGCAGTTGCTTCAGTTGACTATCCTTAAAAACGATAAATAATATAATAGTACTAGGGGTTTAAAAAAACATGGCTTATCAGATAGATAGATACAGTAACACGGTTTTAACGACAGTAGAAGATGGTACAGTTGATCAAACAACTGACCTAAAATTCATCGGAAAAAACTACGCTGGTTACGGCGAAATACAAAATGAGAATTTCTTATTCTTATTAGAAAACTTTAGCGGAGCAAATCAACCACCGAGGCCTATATCCGGACAAATTTGGTTTGATACTACTACAAGTAAATTAAAATTTTATGACGGAACTAAGTGGCGAGCAACAGGAGGCTCTGAAACTTCAGGTACAAGCCCAACAGGGTTAGCTAATGGCGACTTTTGGTGGGATTCGGCAACTAATCAACTAAAGGTGTATAATGGTACAGGTTTTACATTAGTAGGTCCTCAGCAAGCAGGAGTAAACCCTACATTAATGGACAGTGTTTCTGTTTTAGATTCTGATGGAGCAGCTAAGTCTATAATAAAAGCAATTTCAAATGGCGTAGTAACAGCAATTATTTCCTCAGAACAATTTACATTAAATGATGCAAGTCCAATAACAGGGTTTACTACTGTTTACAAAGGTATTAATCTTGTAAATAGTGTAACTGGTAGTACAACATCAGCTGATAGATTTTACGGAACTGCAACAGCAGCAACAAACCTTGTTAAAACTAACGGGACTGTTATAGGTGCTGACTCTGTAGTTGTAGCAACACCGGGCGTAGCAACAACATTTGCTACAGCTATAAAAGCACCTGATGCTGGACTAGTAATTGGCGCTAACGACGACTTTACTTTAAAAATGCAATCTGGCGAAGCAATTATATCAAACACAAATGGTGTTAACAGTAGAATAAAATTCTCTACAACAGATAATGCCGGAGTTGACACAACAGTTGCATACATTACTTCTAATGGCTTCATGCCAAATTTAGATAATACTTTTGACATCGGCTCAGTAGCATTGCGTTGGGAAAACGTACATGCTGTAAACTTTGTCGGTGAAGCAACTAAAGCAACTAGTTTAAGAGTTGGTAGTGATTTTAGAACAGCAGCAATAAGTGCTACTAATAATACAATTGCAGCAAGAGACGCAACTGGTAATCTTTCTGCAAACTTATTTAACGGCACTGCAACTACTGCAAGATATGCAGATTTGGCAGAGAAATACACAACTGATCAAGAATATCCAGTAGGTACAGTAATGGCAGTAGGCGGCGAAGCAGAAACTAGAGCAGCAACATTAAGCGATCATGCAATTGGTGTTATATCATTAGAGCCTGCATACTTAATGAATAGTGAATGTGATGGTCAGGCAATTGGATTAAAAGGTCGTGTTCCTGTAAGGGTTGCAGGTCCTGTGTCAAAAGGACAAGCAATATATGCATGGAAAGATGGAGTGTGTACAACACTTGCTACAACCAGTTTAGTAGGAATTGCACTTGATACAAATCATGATGATGACGAAAAGTTAGTTGAATGCGTACTAAAAGTTTAAGGGATCAGCATGGCAGATTTAACAGCAGCAAGACTTAACAACTTACAGACGCGATTATCTAATTTATATGGTAATGGCAGCAGCCAAACTGGATATGGACAGAGTGTAACCAGTGCGCAAGTTGTTGTAGGCACAACTGCAACAGCAGAGCATCTAAACTCGATATTTGTAGACATGGTTAACGCTAGAATGCACCAAACAGGGATTTCCCCTTCCCCATCGGAGATTGCACCAGTTACACAAAATTTAAATGTAATTGCAGATTCAACCAGTTACACTATAAATGCATCAGGTATAACAATAACCGATCCACAAGGCGCAGTAAAGGGACTTACTGACTTTGAAAGTCTAATGACTCAGCTTGAAAGTGATAAATTTCTTATGGATTCGTCACAAGCATCACTAGAGGTAGGAACTACTAGTGAGCGCACAAGCCAGTGGAACGGTGTAATTAATCACGAATTTAAAGTAGATTTTGAAACTATGGATGCAAGACGTCATTTTTTTAATGCAGGTGGCGCAATACGAATTTCAGCAAGTAACACTAGTTCGTCAACACCAAAGGGAAGAGACTGGACAGCATTATTATCGGAAGTAGGTACTGTAAGTTTTAACCATAATTCAACAAGTACAAATAATACAGGTATAGGACAACCGGTTGGCAATTATAATTTGACATCAAGTTATGTACGAGTGTACCAAAAGGTTGGACAAGGTAGTTATTCAGGTATATACGCAGGAAACTTACTATCGATTGATGCTAAAGAATTAGACGACACTACAATACAATTTAGAATACAATTTAATGACATAGCAAATGATAATCTCGTTGATAATAATATTGACGGATACTTAACAACAACTATACAACACTATAGAGCAGACACGTCGAATGTAACAGTTAATGCACCAACATATATACCGGTTACTGCGTTAACTGCATAAAAAACTTACTCGGTTCTTAAAAGAATAAATATCGTATAGAGGAACGATTAAGCATGCCAACTACTGTTTTAGCAACACGATTTAACAACTTACAACAGAGAATTAGTAAAATACTCGGCACCTCGTCCTCTTCTACTCCTACATTTGGATACGGGCAGTCATTTAATTCATCAGCAGTAGTAGGTGATTATGATACTAACACATCTAACACAGATTTAATAGCAGCAAGTGATTACGCAGCGTTATACAAAGATATTGTAAGAGCACGAGTGCATCAAGTAGGAGCCTCTGCATTTACTGCACAAGATACTCCAGTAGGCAATTTTGCATCAGGTAGTGCTGACAAAGTTCAAGAATCGTATATGACCTATTTAGAAGGTCTAGCAACACAAATTGAAAGTAACAAATTTAATATTGGAACAGATCAATTTGCTGTTCAATCACTGCTTGATGCATCCGGCACTGAACTTAGTATTACTAGGTCACAAAGTTCACAGGGTACATGGAACGGAACTCTAGTTCATATTTTTAAAGTAACATTTTTATCAGCAGCAGCCCGTAGGCACTTTTTTAATGCCGGCGGTAAGATTAGAATGGCAGCAGATATAACTTGGGCATTTTCTCAATCTAAAACTAATGATTGGAAAACTTTGCTGTCTAATATGGGCATAGTAAGCTTTGGCGCTAATGGCGCATCTAGTTCAACGGCTGTCGGCAGCGGTTATAATGTAGGTAATTACAACTTAACAGGCTCATACCAAGCAGTCTATCAACAAACTGGTAGCGCATATAGCGGAAATTCCTATCAAATTGCAGCACAACAATTATCTTCAACAGAAATACAATTTAGAATTTATTTTAGCGATACTAATGTTGAATTAATTGACGAAGACGTATTTGGTGATTTAACTAGTTCAATCAGTTTGGTAAGACCTGAAGGATCTGTAGTATATAACGGCGTCGAAACTGTTACAGCTGACATTACAACACCACCTATAGGACAAAATCTTGCAGTGTTTAATGGACTTATTCTTAATAATCCACCGTCTGTAACGGCATTTTGGAGCCCACAGCCGGGTTATGTAGGATCAATACAACGCTTGCAATGGGCAACAACAAATACTACTTCGGTATCATATAGTGTAACAGGACCAGACGGTAGCTTATATACTGGAAATGGCAACGTTAATGGAACAGCAGCGTTTGCTTGGCAATCGGCTGGATCTGTATCTGCAGTTGTAACTGCATCAGGACCGGGCGGCATTGCTCAATCATCTCCAACAGGCACTGTTGAACCGGCAATAGTAATTCCGACATATGCAATAGGTGCAGCGTCTGCTACAACATTACTTGAAGGACAAACTGGCCTAAACTATGGTGTTAGTACTACTAATGTAGCAGTCGGCACATTATTGTATTGGGATACTCAAGTAATTTCTGGAAGTATAAATGCTGCTGATTTCCAAGGAAGCACACTTTCAGGAAGTGTTTCATTATCAGGAACTGGCGCCGGCGGCGCATATGTATACAGAGCCGCAGCGGCAGACTCGACTACTGAAGGTACAGAAACATTCAAGCTAAGATTATTCACCGATGTCACGCGAAATGATCTAGTTGCGACAAGTGATCTTATTTCTATTAGTGACATATCAGTTAATCCGCCAACGTATTCTTTAGTATCAAATCCTACTAATCATCCAGTATATCCATCCTTTATTAGTGAAGGAACTTATACTGCAACATTTTCAGTTTCCACAACAGGTGTACCAGACAATACTACATTATATTGGACAACTATCAGTACCTATAACAGTCCTGTTTACGGTCCAGGAATAAATGCTAGTGATTTTACAGACAATGCAACCACTGGCACAGTCACAATTGTTGGCGGCACAGCTATAATTTCTAGATCTGCTGTAGCAGACTTGACTACTGAGGGCACAGAATATTTCGCAATTAAACTAAGAACAAATTCTTATAGTGGTACGATAGTTGCAAGTTCCGCTAATCGAGCTATTGCAGATACTAGTCAAACACCCATAATTCCAAATCCAAGTATTAGTGCTTTTCAAGCAGATCCGTTAACTATTACAGCAGGCGACACTTTTAATATTTCGTGGACATCATTAGAAGCTACTTCGGTATATATTACACAATGCTCTAAGTGCTGCTTTGTATCCACTCTCATCACCATCAAAACAAATAATTATATCCTCAAAAAATTGATTTAAAATTAAGATTTGCCTATCAGTTAAAGATGTTCCTAAATTTGCAACAACGTTCTCGATTCCATTCTTACTTAA